TATAAAATTTCTATTAATATATATATTGAAATTTTCTTTAATATAATCTGAAACTTCTTGTGTAGTTTTATCTTTATTTTTCATTTTTATAATAGTAATTAGTTGTTGTTTATCAAGTAATTTAAATTTATCTTCTGGAGTAATTTGTTTAACTTCTTTTTTTGGTGTTTTTTCAATTATAACATCTTCTATTGGATTATATTTTTTATCATTTAAATATTCAATCATTTGTTTATATTTTTCTTTTTTAGAAACTTTTTTACTTTTTGTTGTTAGCCAATCTTTACCTAATTCTTTTTGTTTTGGATGTAATCTTGTAATACAATATCCATCTCCTCTTTTATCTGTAGGTTTAAAATAATAACAATATTTAGGGATTTCCATACCTTGCCGTCTAACAACGTCTTCGTTAAAGGTATCAGTTTCAATATTTTCTTCAAATTCATTAACGAGTTTTATTTCATCATCCTTTAATCCATTAAAATCTTTTTGTAAATAATTTTTTAAATTATCATTTATATATGTGTAATTATATCCAGCTAATCTTAATATATCTATATACTCCATTTCTAATTTTTTTCCAATATCTGATAATTCACCATTCATACAATGACCTATAAATAATTCTGGTTGTAAATCAATTAAATTTCTTAAATGTTTTTTAACCAATTCAAATTTGCACTTTGTAGTATATTCTTTCGAAGAAGTTGTTTTCCAACTATATTTTCCTTTAATTTCAATACACCATCTATCACCATGACTTCCATTAGCTTTTACATACCATATAAATGTAGGAATATCTTGTGAATTAACACCACAATTTTGAGGAAGGTTAACATTTCTTGTTTGCTTTGATTGATTTTTGTTCTGATCACTTTGAGAAATCAATCTTAAATTTGAGGTTCTATTATCTGTTGTAATTCTATTAATATGATCAACGTATAATTTTCCATCAAATTGATAATTCATAATTAAACTATGTAAATATTTTGAATAATAATCAAAAGTATAACCTATATATCCATTTTTTGATTTATAAAACATTCTATTATCTAACTCTTTTAATTTTTCCTTATCAAAAATAAATGGTTCGTTTTTATCAGTATTAGCAACTATATATTCTTTACTTTTATAAGTAACAATTTTATATTGATTCTTCATAATTGTTTGTAATAAATTACAATTATGAAAATAAATTCAATTTTTAAACTAACATTTTTATTAAAACTTTAATTTGAATATGCTAATCCACCCCGGATTTAGCTTACCCTTTAGCTTTCACTAAAGGCCGGACTATATCTTAAGATATCATAGATACTGATTAGGTATCTCAATCCCAACTACATTTAGTCTCTGAACCTTCACCATAGTCTTATCATAGCGACTTTAGGTGCTTGGCTGCGGATTTTCCAATCCTAAACTTTATTACCATTGGGCAAAGCCCAACTCTTACGAGTCGTGCAATGGCGACGTAAGTCGCGTACGGCTATTAACCGTGTTCCTTTTAAATGTTTCCAAATAAAAGTGGTAGTTTAGGCTCTAAGGAGGTCCCCGTCAATTTGAAGTTGTTGCAAAAAAAGTTTGACCTTTTTTCACTAGCCAGTTATATGGAAATCATTGCGAATTGATTTCTTGCTAATTTACACTGTTTTTCATAATAAGTAATAGCAAAACTTATTATGCAGCTGACTGTTTGGCACAGGTTAATGTAAAAAATACATTCTTTAATGCCAGCCATAATTCTGAGAACGTTGTAGTTAACAGCAAATACTTTCAAACTACCAGCTGCATCAATGGTAAGTTGAAGAGTGGCATTGTCAATTCTAGACATGTTAACAGTTCCAGATGGTTGATGTTGTTCTGGGTTAAGAGCAAATGAGTATACATAAACACCATCAGAAGGAATAGAAGTATGGTGTTGATATGGTTGAACCAAGTTGAAGTATGCTCCAGCTCTTTCAGAGAAACGATCTTGACCGTTAAGTTGCAATTTAGCACTAGTAATAGTCTTGTAACTAGTTGGAGCAGCTCCAGCAGTAGTATCTTGAATAACCCAGACAAGTTCCTTACAAGGATGGTTCAAGGCAAGCTTACTCTTGTAAGCACCAGATGGTACAGTTTCAGCACCAGTGAATTGCAATTGTTCAATGAGATATTCGTGTTGAACTTGAGCAAATTGACGACGTTCGTCAGTATCAAGATAGATGTAATCAACATACAAACTAGCTTCGAGATTTGGAGCACTTGGTGCACTACCTTCTGAGTAATACAAATTGGCATTGTATGCTGCAAAAGTAATGTTGAATTTAACTTCGTGATATTGCAAGGCAATCAATGGCAAAGCAAGACCTGGATTTCTACAGAACCAAAATTGCAATGGAACATACATAGTAAATTCTGGTGTTGCTGTAGCAGTTTCAGTACTAATAGATGTCATAGCAACTGTGTTACCAACCATCTTTTTGTAACCATCTTCTTTTTCAGATGTTTGAGTAAGATCATTCCAGATATTTAACCAAGTACCGTAATGCTTATCAATTGTTTGACCACCAATTTCAATTGAAACTTCTTCAATCAAATTGTGTCCGAGATATGGATGCCAAGCAAAATCATCGCTTCCATTATCTACAGCACCAACTGTAGCTTGCAAGTAGACCTTGTGAATAAGATCACCATTTCTTGAAACAGTACATGAAACTTTTCTACCAAATCCAACAGTTCCATTAAATGTTTGTTCGATTGATTCAATAGCAAAGTTTGTATGTCTACGATATACAACTTTAAAAACGTTTACACCCTACCTTTCGGTATATTTATCAGGAGCTTACGCTACCTGGGGACTAGACTATATCTTAAGCAAATTCATATGAATTCACCCATTACCATTTAGTCGTTGAACTGAGGCCATATTATTGATAATTTAAATATTCTAATGCCATATTGTATTTTTCTTCATCTGTAAATTTTTTAGATGTAAAATATTTAGTCTTTAAATAAGGATGATTAATAACCACATATCCAGAAGATTGATGAACTTCTGGTCTAGCTTTTAATTTAACTATGTACATAGGAATATCATCTTCTTTTTTATGCGCTTTTGATAAATTTAATTTGTGTTCAATAGATAATTCTTTTCCAAAAAAATGATGTTTTTCACCTTTTTTACTATTAGAAATATTTTGTTTTGTTTTTTTATCTCTAGGTTTACCATAATTAAAATTTTTATCACCTAATTTACTTTGACGCATTTTCTCTTTACTATCGTCACAATGTAAACCGTTCGAACCACCTGTTCTAATATTATACCCATTTGGATATAACGTATCATACAGATTTATAAATTTTATTTCGTATTCATCTAGAAAATAATTATTACATTCTAATAATATTTCTTTTTTGAAATTATCTTGACCATATTTTTGAATAGCATTATGTAGAATTCTACATTCTTTTCTTTTACAATGTTCTTCAAAACGTTTATCAAAATCTCTTGTAGTTTGACCAATATATTTTTTACCAGAAGGAGAAGTTAAACAATATATTATTCCCATTAATATAATGGAAATTATTAATATACTCAATTTTTAATAACTTAGGCTTTGGCTGCAGATTGCCCATTTCAATCTAAACTATGTTTAAATTTCATCTTAAAAGTTATTACCGAAAGATTTTTAATCCTTGTGACTGACGCCACTACCCAAGTTCTATTCTTGGCCATTAATTTTTTTCAAAATTAACTTGGTATTTTAAGCTTTAGGGGTTTCCCGCAATTTGATAATGTCGCAAATCTAATTAGATTCACTAGTAGCTGAATTATTAGTCAATTGATATGACTAATATAGGAATTACAACAGATTTTTCTATAACATATCCTAATAGTTATAGCTGACTACTTTTCTACTCAATTTTTTAAGTAATTTGAGGATTACCTGTACATTCCTCTACCTAGTCTTTCAACTAGGATTAGACTATATCTTAAGCAAATTCGAAAAAATTCTATTATCGAAAAATTCGATTCACCCACTACCATTTAGTCGTTGAACTGAGGCCAATTTACAAATTAAATTTATAAATATTTAGATATATTTAGATAAATATACCCTTAGGCTTTGGCTGCTGATTGCCCAATCCATTTAGATTTTCACTACAGTTCTAAATCATTTAATTTAAAACAGGTAATTTCATAGAAATTACTACCCAAGTTTAATCTTGGCCAAATAAAAGTTTCCTCTTATTCTTAGTACTAAAGGCTCTAAGGGGGTTTCAGCAATTTGATAGTGTCGCAAAAAAAGTTTGACCTTTTTTCACTAGTAGCTGTACATAATTAATCGAAATGGGTGATGGCGGTGATTAATTAAGGAGTACTAACTGTATTTATTATAACATATCCTTTTAGTTATAACAGGCTACTTTTCTACCCTACAGGTTTTTTAAGGTAAATATCTTGAGCGCCATAAGCGACTAATTGCATAAGTCCACCACCCATATTTTGTTTTTATAATATTCAAAAATAAAAAAAATTTTCGTAATTAACTTATTAATTATACATTTAATTGCAATTACACACGTGTTTCATCACACTCTTATATATACATATTCGCATTCATATATATATTGAACATAACATACAATACATATAATACAAGATTTAAGAATTCTATGAATCTAATAGCTAGTTTTCTAGCTTGTTGTTCTGACACTGGCGTTATCCTTAGTGCTGACCGCTGTCTGTCGTAGCATCCCAAAAAAATATATGTAATATTTTTTCTATATATAAATTTAAAAACTCTCTTCAATTGTCCATAAACTTTTACCAGGTGGTGTTAAATTTTTTTTGTTTTTATATACCCTCCAGTTCCAGGTGCCCAATATTGATGTGTATATATTGTACAACTTTCAGACTTATTTGTTAGACCAACCAGCCCATTTATCATTTCTACCAGCGTCCTT